AATCCTGAGAATGGAAAGTTTTTTGTTGGTACTAAATCAGTATTCAATAAGAAAAAAGATATGGTATGTTATACTGTAGAAGATATATATGAAAAATATAATGAATTAACTCATAAACCTGTAATTGAAATATTAACTGCTTGTTTGTTATACTTATTGCCATACTCCCCTAAGATTGATGGTATTATACAAGCAGATTTCATAGGATTTGGTGGTAGTAATGTGTATAGACCTAACACCTTAACTTATACATTTTCAGAGATAATATCACAAAAGATTATCATTGCACCTCATACAAAATATGCTACTGATACTACATTATTAGATGCAGTTGCATCACCATTAGTAACAGCATTTACTGATACTCTTAATGTTAAGTATGTTCAACCAACTGTAGATAGGGTATTTCATTGTAAAGATGTACCTAATATTAATACTGATAGAGTTACATTTTTGACTGCAAAAGAAGCAAAAATTGCTAAGAAAGCAATTAATACTCTTATTAGAGAAGATATTGAGTTAGATGATTCTAACCTATATGATATACTACAATGCAATCATCTTGTTAATTTGTATCAGATAGTGAGAGATATTAAGAAAGATTTAATGGAATCTTTTATTGTAACTGATGCCCCTAAATGTTATAATGATGGTATAGAAATTGTTGGTGAAGGGTTTGTAATGCAGACAAAGTATGGTACAATTAAGTTAGTTAATAGAGAAGAATTTGCTTATGCAAATTTTAATAATGATAAATTTAGAAAATAATACTCACCTCTAAACTTCCACTTATAATATAGGATTAGATTACTTATGAATAAATTACATCCTCATCAAGAGGATATTTTGTTATCAATGAAGAAAGATAAGGGGACTATTATATCCCCAACTGGTTCAGGTAAAACATTATGTATGATAGAAGATTGTAAAAGATATATGTTTAATTTGGGCAATAAAAGCAGAAAAACTATGGTGATTGTTGCTCCTAGAATATTATTAGCAACACAATTAAGTAATGAGTTCTTAAAGATAATTAATCAGGATAATGTTAAAGTATTGCATATACATTCAGGAGAAACTAAACATTTTAGAACCACTAATGTTGATACTATTAAACAATGGGATAAGGACAATTACAGACATAATAAGTTAATCTTTACCACATATCATTCACTCCATAGATTAAAAGAATCTGGAATTAATGTGGATACTGTTTATTATGATGAAGCACATAATAGTACATCAAAGAACTTTTTTCCATCTGTTGAGCATTACTCAGAGGAGGCAAATAGATGCTACTATTTTACAGCAACTCCTAAACATTCAGTCACTATTCATAAAGCAGGGATGAATGATGAGGAGGTTTATGGTAAAGTATTAAAGCAAGTTCCAGCACCTAAGTTAGTACAACAAGGACATATTCTACCACCTAAAGTGATAGTTAAGAAGATAGATGTGCAAGATGATATTATTAATGAACCAAAGCATATTATAGACACTATTGATGAGATTGATGTAAAGAAAGTATTAGTATGTGCTAGAAGTACAAAACAGATTGTTACTTTAGCAGCATCAAAAATGGTTGGTGATTTACAAATAAGAGGATATTCTTTACTCTATATTACTGCTAAGACTGGTGCATTTATAGATGGTAAGAAAGTATCAAGAGATAAATTCTTTGATGTTCTTAATAGTTGGGGCAAGGATTGTGATAAGAAGTTTATAGTTTTGCACCATAGTATTCTATCAGAAGGTATATCAGTTAGAGGATTAGAAGCAGCATTGTTACTTAGAAATATGGATATTATCACACTAAGTCAAACTATTGGTAGGGTGATTAGAACTGATGGTAATAAGAAATATGGTCTAGTTGTTGTGCCTAGTTATGATAAAGTGGGTATAAGTACATCCAAAAAGTTAAACAATGTGGTGGAAACTATATTCCAAAAAGGTGAAGCAGCAACCCAAATTGTAAGAAGATGACTGATAAGAAACAACTAAGATCTATCTACAATTATTATAAAGATTGTGAGCATGGATTTGCTACTCTTGATGGTTACTATGGTGTTCCAGTTATGGGCAGTAAAACTAAATTAGCAGTGATACATGAGGGTGAAATATTAAAGTATTGTAGGAATGAATCTTCTGCAAGAAACTTTATACTTAAGCACAAAAGATCTAACACTAAATGTTAGTCACCTCTAAAGTTCCCTTATAGTGTGAAACAGTTAAGGGTTTATCTACTCTGACCTTCATCTTAATTAGACTGAGTAAATCAGTTAGCATAGATGATAAGAAGCAGAGATATGATGATAAATTAAAATGACTTACCCCTTAATGTTTCACCCACTATTCTATATTAAGTGTTACTTATGGCAACAAGATCAAGGATAGGATTAAGACTTAAAGATGAAAGTATCCTATCTGTTTATCATCATTGGGATGGTTATCCTCAATGGTTAGGTGTTACTTTAAATGAAAAGTTTAACACTAAAGATAAAGTAGCAGAATTATTAGATGGTGGTGATATATCTTGTTGTGATTCTGACTCTGATTGGAACTTAAACAAGGTGGATAATCATGTCCAATATTATAATGATAGAGGTGACAATACTGAACCTAGATTAGACATTAATTTTGATGATTATGTCAACAATTCTAATGCAGGTGAGGAGTTTGTTTACATCTTTTTACCAGAAGATAATCTCTGGGAGTGTTATGAAATCAATCATTCTTATGATGAAAATTATAACATAACAGACACAAATGTTGTCTCTAAATCTATTCCATCTAGTAATCCACAGGAGTCTATTCAATGAAATCATCACAAGTATTAAAAGAATTACAACAATTAAGAAAAGATTGGAGGTTAAGTAACTTTCATTTTACATCAGAACAGAAGAAAAAGTATGATGAATTAACTGCTGAAAGAAGAGAAATTGTTAAAGATTACTATGCTAATGATAAAGTATGGATTGGACCATCTAACATTAAGTTAAACACTAAGGAGGTAAAAAAGGATGACAAGAAGAACTAATTGCAGATTTTTCTTTGATGAAAATACAAATCAAGAAGTAAGAATTGTATCTTCTTACTTAACAAGATTAAAGAAAACTGCAAGAGCAGGTAAATATGGGAAAGACCTATTTTGCCCATTTTGTAATCATCAACATAGAGTATCTCACTTTAGTTGGAGTGCATTAACTTGCCATCAATGTAATAGAAGTGTTGAGAAATTGGACTGGTGGGTATCATCTAATCCTCAGAAGTTCAGCAGGAGAGTAACACTTTGCAACCCTAAAGTTAAATACTATATTGATAAAGATAGCATTGGAGAAGTAACAATTAGTGGG